AAAGAATGGGACAACCTCTTTCTGAACAAGAAAGAAGGGCTTTGGCAAAAACAATTACAAAAAAAGCTCAACTTCAAAAAGAAGAAGAAGCATTAGCAAATTCAACAATATTAGGTCTTGCTAAAAAAGGTAACTATGAGAACATTGATCCTGACGCTCTCTCTACTGCTTTGCTCTCTAAAAACAACACGATTAACGATGTTGTAAATACAATGAATGAACTTAGCAAGTTGTCTCCAACTTCAAGAAATATTTTTAAGGGTGATTTTATGAGAAATCTACTTAATGAATTTCCTCATGGAGAAGTAACTGCAAATGCTCCATTTATGCCGTTGTTTGATACTAAAAAATTCCTATTAGCTTACGAAACATCCCCAGGAGTAACTTCGCAATTTGGCAAGAAATTGGAAATTGTTCTAGGTAAAGAACAGGCTCAAGAACTTGCTGATATAGCAAGATTGTATAATGCAAACATGATTACTGATGTTTCTGCACCAGGATTTGTACCTAGACTTACTGCAACTAATAATGGAGTAATTGTAGGTATTCCATTTGGACAGCTTGGATCATCTGTAAGAAATAGATACATAACAGCAATGCTTTCCTCTGGTTCTCAAAGAAACGCATTGAAAAAAGCACTTGCTAAAAATGCAATGCCAGGAGCAGTGAATAAAGCATACAATGACATGGCAAAAGAAATGTTCTTAACAAGAACTGGATTGGAATCATTGGCTCACCAAGCATCGAGCGATCCAGAATTTTCCGCTGAGTTGACGAATATGGCAAAGCAATTTAAGGAAAAGCAAGGAATTAACTTTGCTGCCGATATGATAAAAATGGAAAGATCGACAGGACAATAAAATAATATGAGCAATGAACAACTCCAGAAACTAAAAGAAAACTACTACGATGACCGCCCCGACAAGAGCGAGTGGTTTCTTGAAGTTAGGGAGCGAGCAAAGTTGCTTCCACGTAACAGCATAGAACATTATGCTCCCCACAAGGCGGCTCTTGCTTTGTTTCTTTTATCTCAAGGAGCAAGGATAACGGAGATTTCCAAGAAAACTGGAATTGGACATGATGTAATTCGTTCGCTAGAATGGCGGCATAATGACACTTTAGAGACAAAGCGAAAAGAGTTCTCTATGCGCTATGCCATTGCCGCGCAGGAATACACCGATTTGCTATTTGAACGCGCAACACAACTATTTAACGATCCTGACAGCCTTGCTAAGATTTCCCCCGAGAAGTTAGCAATCACAGTTGGTATTCTTACCGATAAAGCAGCGCAGCTTACCGGAATGGCTACGACCGTTGTTGAGCATCGCAAGGGTGCCAGCCTAGATGACGCGGCAAACCTTATCAACGAGGCAAAAAGCCGCATTGCCAAGGGCAAGGTAATCGAAGCAGAAACAGTATGATTTGGAGAGCGCATCAAATCCTTACTCCACCAACGGATGATGAGTTAGTTCAGATGACACCCGAGGAGGTGCTGTCAATACATCGCATATACCACGAAGCTATTGAGAACGCCGAGAAAGACCCGTATCAGTATGGGTTTCGCTTGCCACACTGGACAAAGGCTGAGGAGCAACTGCATGAGGTAAACGAAATCCTTGCGCTTGGCGGAAATCGCAGCGGGAAAACTCAATGGGGAGCGTTCTCTGTTGTCCGTGCTGCGGTGGAAAACCCCAACTCCGAGATATTCTGCTTCGCCCAAACGTCCGAGGTATCCATTCGCCAGCAACAAAGCGCGGTGTGGTCTTGGCTACCAGAGTATCTAAAGACAAAGTTCACAAGTGCAAATGCTTATATTTCCTACAAAAAGAAAACTGGATTTACCGATTCATCGTTAATTCTTCCAAACGGTTCACAGATTATTTTCAAAACGTATTCCCAGTATCAGAACAATCCAACAATTCTGGAAGGCGCCGAGCTTGGTTCTAGGAATCCTAAATGGCACAATATCGGCGTATGGCTGGACGAGTATCTTCTTGGCCCAGAACTGATAAACACGCTCAGATTCAGGTTGGCAACTCGCAACTCAAAGATGCTAGTGACGTTTACGCCTATTGATGGCTGGACGGAAGTAATCAAAGAGTATTTGGATGGCGCGATAACCATTGAAAGTCGTGAAGCAGAACTGCTTAATAATGAGCTTGTTCCGTATGTGCAGAAGTCGAAGAAGCTAAATGCTTCCGTGCATTACTTTCATTCTAAAGACAACGCTTTTGGTGGATATGACCGCATTAAAGAGACGTTGAAAGGAAGAAGTCGAGAGGAGATTCTTATTCGCGCCTATGGGGTGCCGATGAAATCACACGCTACTAAGTTCCCTAAATTCAACAAGATCGTCAACGTGGTGGAACCAGACAAGATTCCCACTCGAAACATTACCCGCTATCATGTTATCGACCCTGCTGGATCGAAGAACTGGTTTATGTGCTGGATTGCAGTAGATGAAAGCGGCACAATGTGGGTTTACCGTGAGTGGCCGGGGGTGGAAGTAGGTGACTGGGCAGAATGGCGAGGTGGTAAATGGATGCCTGGAGAGGGTGCCAAAGGACAAGGTTATGGAATTCGCGACTACGTGGAGCTTATCGAGCAACTTGAGGGTGAGGATGAAATCTTTGAACGATTGATTGACCCTCGACTTGGTGCTGCAAAGTATCAAGTGCAGGATGGATCGTCGTCAATTATTGAGGATTTGAATGATGCCGGCATAGTTTGCATTCCAGCCCCAGGATTAGACATTGATGATGGATTGCAAGCATTGATCGGGAAAATGGCATGGGATACAACTAAGCCGTTGGATTCTGTCAATAGACCGCATTTTTACATTAGCTCCGATTGCGAGAATATCATCCAAGGATTATCCGAATACACTGGCGAAGGTGGATTGAAAGAAGCATGGAAGGATGTTATCGACGTTTTACGTTACGCGGCCATTGCAGGAATAGATCATGTTGACAATTCTGTAAGTTTGGTTACAACTCAGGGCGGAGGAGGTTACTAATATGAGCGCAAAAAAAGAACCTAAAAAACGAGGACGGCCAGCAAAGGTTGTTCAAACTGAAATCCAAGAAATTCCAAATATCCTAGAATCTTCATTAAAAGCGTTGATTGTAGGCACTTGCAACAATCCGACATGGGTGAAAGGAAGAATTGAAGGATTTAGTGTAAACGTAAAAGTTCCAGCACAAATGTCAAAACGCTTGCTAGGAAAAGAAGTTGATGTTATTCTAGTCAATTCCGACCTTGGTGATTATTACCAATATATGCCATGAATCCAATTCAACAAATAGAAGATGAGTCCCTTGTTTACGTGGACAAAAAGCCTGATATTGGGGCATTATCAGATGCTTACGATACTTGCCTAATTGATTTGGATTATTATTTTGAGTCATGTTTGCGCTCATACAATGATCGTCGAAACATTTGGGATGGAAAATCTGATGACCTACGCAAAAACGGAGCTAATGCTTTTCCGTGGCAAGGTGCATCTGACCAAGAGGTAAACGTGGTTGGTGAGCGCATTGACATGTATGTTGCTCTGTTTGACCAAGCGTTAGCACGCTCCCATATCAAAGCATTCCCAACCTCGATGGCAGCAATGCCTAAAGCTGCGGTTGTTTCTGGATTCCTTAAGTGGATGCGCTCATCTTACATTCCTGACTTTAAGCGTCAGATGGAGCTTGGTGGCAACTACTTAATGGAGAAAGGAATCATGGTTTCCTACGTTGGTTGGAACCGCGAAAAGCGTTCTTACCTGCAAAGTATTAGCCTTGAGCAGATTGGGCAAGCCTCACCAGACCTTGTAGAGTTGATTCTCAGCGAACAAGACGACACCATGTTGCTCAATCTGATTCAAGACTCTTTCCCTGACCTTTCCACAAAGAGAGCAAAGAAAGCAATCAAAGACCTGCGGAAAATGGGAGTTGCTGAAATCCCACTTCCTCGCCAAACGGTTGACTGCCCGGTTGTCTATGCTTGCGCTCCCGATGGCGAAGTAATGTTTCCATCTTACATTTCAGACCCACAACGCGCACCATACATGTTCTGGCGAACATTCCTTACAGCGCAGGAGCTTGAGAAAAAGGTGACAAATGAAGGATGGGATAGAGATTGGGTGGACAATGCTATCGAAACCCTGCGTGGTAAAGACTCTATGTATCTCGATGGCGAGAAAGTTAAGACCCAAACGCGCTTGCCGATCACAGATGATAATGATCTTGTCATGGTTGTTTACGCATACCAGCGTTTGATTGATGAAGAGGACGGTTCCGAGGGTATTTACTGCACCGTGTTCCATCCGCAGACAGAAGGATTCGCCAAGCATGAGCTGCTCAATGGCTACGATGATTATCCATTTGTGGTAACTCGCTTGGCCAATGACCAGAAACGGATGTATGAAGTTCAGACGTTCTCTGATATTCTACGCGGTCCTCAGATGCAAATCAAGACCGAGCGTGACAGTCGAATTGACCGCGCATCTCTTGCTACTTTACCACCGATTATGCACCCTGCTGGTCGTCCTCCATCTGATTGGGGACCAGGTCGCAGAGTTCCATATCGCCGGCTAGGTGAAATTGCTTTCGGACCTATTCCTCCACGGGATGACGGCTCTGTTGAAAGCGAGCTTTCCATGCGTGGACAAGCAGATAGGGCTATTGGCTTA